TTTTTTGCCTTCCCAATTTCATACTGCGGTTGACTGGCTGTATTCAACAGTACATGCTGGATTTGCTGCAGGAGTTGGTGGAATTTATCGAATGTACGGCAATAAGTCTGGTTGGGAGAATACAGCAACTGATAATTCGTTTATGACTTGGTTGTCATTGTTAATTGCCTCCTTTGTTTTGTATCCAGACATGGATCCAGAGGAGGTTTTTGCTGCCCTTATAAATGGCGACGATTTAGTAGTGTGTATGTTCAAAGGATATTTCAAGGATCTTGCTGACCAATGTAAGACCTGGAATACAGTTATCGAGGCGGATGATTGGTCGGCGAGAAGGCCGGAATCCGTCGTTTATTTGTCTCATCATTTGGAGACTCGTTATGTTCGAGGCTTTGGAGATTTCCTAGTAGCTGCTGGAAATTTGCCGAAGTTGCTTTCGAGTATCCATTGGGTAAAGAAATCGGAGACACTGTCTTTTGAAGAGTCATGTGTGGCTCATTTGTTAGGATTGCGGTTATGTCTGTTCCCTTGGGCTATTGAGTTCGAAGTGTGCGATGAATTGTTGACTGAATATCTAAGTAAATTGGATGTTAAGACACAGTTCATAAAGGACGCTTTGAGTGCAAGGCTCAATGAAAGGGAATTGGCGTTCCTTCATACACGTTGTGAGGGTTCATTTTTTATCCCTGACTCCGTGGAAGCTTTTATATATCTGGTGCTTAAAGGATCTTTCCGCCAGATAAAAGAGCGATTCACAAATGACGAAAACAAAGACTCAGAAGGCGCGGGCCAGAGCTCGCAACCAACAAGTCAGTAGTCGCCGAGGTCTGGCGCAACCACAGCAAGTGCGGAGAGCACCCCGTCGAAGGCAGCGCCGCACTCCCAACTCAAGCAATTTGCAGCGCGGCAGCGCATTGCAGTTGACGACACCTCAGTTTACTTCAGCAACACCCTTCGTGGGCTTTTCTTCTGTATCGGGTTCTACCCCAGGTGGAATCCGTGTCAAAGGAAGAGAGATGCTGGGAACAGTGAATGTCAACGCTGCAATAGTTGCAGGCGCCTACACGTTGTTACGTGTTGGGGGAGCGACGAGCTTTCTGCTCGTACCGTCAACGTTTCCTAGGCTGAGTGCCTACAGTACCATTTATGAGTTCTATAAATTTAAGAGTGCCAAATTCACTTTTATTTCAAACCAGTCTACGAGTACTGGTGGCACCATAATGGCTAGTGTGGAGCATGATGTCAAGGATACTGCCCCAAATAGCTCAGTTCAACTCATGCGTAATATGTGCTCAGTAATGAGTAACATATATTCAAGCTTTAGTATAGTGACAGGGGAGTCTTTAGCTAGGCTTCCCCGTTTTATAACGGCTTCGGATAACGCACCTGATATAGCCCAAGTAAATCAGGCAAGAGTGGACATAGCTGTTGAGGGAGTAACAGTTACGGGGGCAGCCAGTTTTGGGTATCTGGTTGTAGAGTACGATGTGGAGTTCTTCACACCACAGTGATTGCGTCACCCAAACAGGACTCTCCTGTATAAACATCAATTTGAGGCTAGAGACCCCATTAAATAAAAAAAAAAAAAAAAAACACGC